GAACCAAATAATCACGACTATTCACAGAGAACTCAATCTCAACCAAACAATCCCTCTCATTTGTAGTATTGATTAGTTGAGGTTTATTAATTTTGCGAAATGGTTTATTGAACAGTACAAAAGTAAGTGCGTCCAACATAGAACTTTTTCCCGCACCATTCGTTCCAATGATCAGGTTTGTATTGTATTGTTGAAAGTCAATCTCAGTCCAATTATTTCCAGTACTTAAAAAATTCTTGTACTTAATATTTTTAAAGGTTATCATTCTTGGGGGGAATCACAATGTCATCAGAAGTAATTACAGTATATTTGTAACTATGTATTTTACAAGTTTTTATAGCAAGTTCATCGTCAACCTCAACAACATCCATAGTTTGTTCTTCTTGCTCTTCAAGCATCATAGCATAACGAACGGCATCATCTTCCTCCTCAAAAAGAAAAAGGACCTTATCACCATACTTATCTTGTACGGCATAAGCACCCTCATCTTTACTTTCTTTGAGAGTGAGGAGATACATTTTATTCTACCTCGCAAGCTTGTTTATAGAGTTCTTGAAAAATATTTTTAATAATATTCTTATCATATTGTGTTTCAGATTCATCAATATAACGACTTAGAATTGAAAGAGTATTTTCTTCCTCTCCTATTTCAAAATCTTCATTTTCTTGAATGTCAAAGTTTTCAATGATTTTTAGATCTTGGACGCCAATAGAATACAACTTATCAATAAATTTTTCAAAATCTTTGGGTTTTGTTTTTTTACGAACAATAACCTTTACAATCTTGTTCTCATATTCAGTTGCATTGAAGAGTTTATGGTTGGTATCTTCATAATAGATATTATAAAATAATTTATAAGGATTGTTAACTGGAGTATGAGTGAGGGTATCCGTATCAAAGATATGAAATCCTCTTGTATCATTCACATCATTCCAGAACATCTCATAAGGATTTCCTAGGTAGAAGATTTTTCCGTTGTCTGACCGTGTATGGTAGTGTCCTGAAAACACTTTGTCGAACTTGTCAAATAAGTCGCACGCCATACCATCTTCCATGACGTGTCCACGATGCGCTCTGAATCCGTTGAGCTCAAGGTGCCCCATCGCACATATGCTATCAGTAGTTTTGACAACCTTGACAGTATCCTCAAAGTTTTCTGCATTGATCCAAGGAATAAACAATACTTTAGTTTTATCTAGAAATACTTCAGTGACTTTATTGTAAGTTTTAATATTATTATAAGTCTGTAAAAGAAGTTCTGGAGAGTTTACATTATTGGTATTCTTATAATAACAATCATGATTTCCTACAATCATGTGAACATCGTATTTTTTGAGTCTCTCAAATACAACTCTCTTTGACCACTCAAGACTTTGATAATCAATTGACTTACGACTATCAAAAGCATCTCCCATATGAACCACAGTAGTGATTCCTTGCTCCTCTAGGGTCGGAAAGAACACATCATCATAGAACTTCTCAAAGTAATCATGCAGGTGCTTAGAACCCTTTCTAGCACCATAATGAGTATCTGTAATGATTGCTATTTTCATTTGGAATGATGTGGAGTATGCTCCCGGTCCATTGGTTTAGAAGATACAACGGGATCACGAGAAAGGTTTTTGATAACAATGAATGCATCTTTGTTATATTTACGAGTGCCAATAGGAGACTGCCACTTCTTATTATACTCCTCACCCACATCAATACCAGAAACCTGAGTACCAGCCATCTCAACGACAATATCATCAGATGCTTCCCATCCATATTTGTCAAAGAGATCTTTGAGTTCATCAACTTGACGCAACTCAAGATATCGTGAATAATCTTTCATAATTTTTTATCGGTTACGATATTGAATGTTATCTTTAATGGAGTTATACTCAGCATTATTACCTGAAAGTTCATTGTTGTCAATAACCATGACTTCATCATATCCTGTGCGTTCAATAATCTTTGTTTTGATTTCCAATTGCTTTTTCTCCTTTTGAATTCTTCTCAGGAAAGCATAGTGAATAATTTGAGTAAAATATGCAAAGGGATTTTGAGATTTCTCTGGATTAAAATTATGAATGTATTGAACGCAGTTTTCAATACCATCGGAAATCATATCCTCACGGAACATGTAATTCACAAAGTTTGGTTTATATGAAAGATGAGTTGCGATCTTTAAAAAACATTCACCAAGATAATTAGGAATTCTAGGTTTGCCTTCCCATGCTCCAGACTTTGGTGGAATTTTATCATACTTCTCAATAAATTTTTCTCTTGCAATACCAACTTTGGTGCGATAGACAATCATTGCCTCTAGCAACTCTTTGTTATTTACGTAATGTTCCGGTTTTTTCTTAGGCATAGCATTGAGTTTCCTCGCCTTTATTAATATGTTGATAACATTATAGCATACTTTTGAAGCTTGACAAGATTAGTAATTACATATAGACTAGGTTTGTCCCCGTTAAAGATAAGTTCTAGCTAGCTATTATTCAGGTGATTGATTCTCTTGAATTTCTCTATTAAATATATCTTCTAGTTCCTTTCTTGCCTTTTCAACAGAAGATATGTATCCCATTTTAGTAGATGGTTTAGTTTCAAAACTATCTGTATTCGCGAGATCAATATTTTCATCATCAGATTCTTCAATAAAGTCATTATAAATTCCAATTAATTTCTCATCATTACTTTCTGTCATTGTAATAATTTTATCAGATTTAATTATAAAAATATCCTCATCAGATAAATCAATCCATTGTTTTATTTTGACATGCATTCCTGATCTATGATGAATTAACTTCATGATCACAGGATTTTGAAGAATGATTGTTGGGTCCTCTTCATCTTCAATTGAGACGAGAGAAAATATTTCTTCTCCTGATACTAGTTTTATTATTGAATAGAATTCTTCACCCATTAGTTTTTTAGCGGTATGTTTACAATATCATAATTAAAATTTTCTTCGTTATAAATTTTAATTCTTTCAATCAAGTGATTTAATGTATAATTTTTTCTGGACTTGTAACTGATATCATCGGCAATATCATATAGAGTTGCTTTTGTTTTTTTATCCCCCTTTCTGAGGACTCTTCCTATTGACTGTAAATTTCTAATTCTTGACTTAGATGGAGAAGCAAAAATGACGTTATGAAGGTTTTTAATATTAATTCCTGTGGAGAAAGTTCCATAAGATGCTACAATAATTGCACCAGTTTCTTTTTCGGTAATCTCTCTCACTTTTTCTCTGTCCTCAGTGGCAACACCACCATGAACAAAAAAGACATGACGATTTTCAATCAAGTTACTACTATTTATTAATTCATATAGCGGTTGACCATGACCTTCAACTCTTGCAAAAAGTATTAGAGTATTTCCTTTTAGATCAAGTGCCAGATTCTTAATGAATTTATTTCTTCGTTCATGACCTATGATATACTTAACTTCATCCTCATAAGTTTCAAATTTATTCGGTAAGTGCTTCAGTAGAATTACATTAATATCCAGTTTAGCCAAGTGTCCCTTACTCATTAATTCATCAGTCTTAATAATTTTATATGAAGGACCAAACAATCCTTCTAACACCCACTTATGAGTTTGAGATCCATCAAGAGTTCCGGTAAATCCAAATCTATATTTGGCATCAGCAAGTTTTGTCATTATAGATATTAATGATTTACTTTTGAATTGATGTGCTTCATCTCCAATAACCACATTAAATCTAGAAAAATATTGTCTTGGCAATTTGTAGATGGACTGCCAAGTTGTTATAATCACTTGAGAGTCAGTTTCTCTCTCCTTCCCCGCATAGATTTTGTGGCAATATGAACCCACATTCCACCCATAATCTTCAAAATCTTTATACATCTGCTCTACTAGCGAAGTCGTCGGAACAACTATCAAGATATTTTGTTGCTTCTCAACATAGTATCTCACGAGAGAATATATCATCAAAGACTTTCCAGAAGCAGTTGGAGATATCAGCAACTTACGATTATGTCTTAAGGCGTCGTATACACCTTCTATCTGGTAGTCTCTAGGTTTGTATTTTGATATTGCAGTTACGTAATCTTTAACACCTTCTTTGGATATGCCATCGTTAATTTCAAATGGCAATCCGTAATACTTATTATCTTTAAATTCGTAAGTGTATCCGTGATCCTTACAAAATTGAACGATGCGATCTAAAAGACCAATATATATTTCCTTAGTCTGAACATTAAATAAACGAATTTTTCCATCCCAATATTTCTTCTTATACGATGGAGAAAATTGAGCACCAGGTACTTCAAATGTAAATTGATCTGCTAATTCGTAATGAATATGAACCTCAGAATCGACATGAAGATATACTTCATTCTTCTTTGATATAATCAAATGTGACATTCATCTAGATCAATATAAAAATATTTATAGACCTTAATTGAATCCCGATTGGAACTTATGCCATTCAATTGCGTTTTTAATTTGAAAGGTTCTATTGGAAACTGTTTTAATAATTTCTTCTAAAAACTTAAGTGTTGTATCATAATATCTAATCTTAAGGTCAAACTTAGTTAATTTTTCATCTGCTTCAATATATCTTTGAATAGCATCTTTCTCTCTTACTTTATAAGGAAATGGTTCTTCGGCATACACTTCTGCTGGTGCTTTCCCGGTATAGTAATTGTATCTTTCTAACTTTACTTTGTTATAAGAGTCTCTTGCTCTTTCTCTCAACAGAGTGATTGTATTGTAGATGGTATAATATTTACAATGTAATTGGGGAATTTTTAAACTTTCGTCATGAAGATTGTCTGGATCAATGACTGAATCACTTTCCCACATTAGTTGAATTTTATCAAGGTCCATAATAAAAAAATCAAATGCTTACAACGGTGTTCTTCCGTCTGCTCCTAGTATATCATATATTGTATACTTAAATGTGACATCTGCCGTAAAATATTGAATGTCTGCTTCTGATGCATCAAATTCCAAAGACGAAAGAGAAACCGGAAACAAATCTCTAAATTTTACAATAGCAACATCTCTATAATTACTATTCAAAATATGAAGACTTGCATCACTAAACTGTTGATCGAGTGCTCCTTCACCCGAAATTTCATCAGTTGTTAAAGTTTTAAACTGTTGAGTAGTTTCTGGAAATCCAAGTCCAGTCAACCAGTTGTGCATCTTCATATAATTTTCAAGATTTTCATCAACTAAAAATCTTAAAGAAAAATCACCATAAGTTAATTTCTCTCCGGGGATGTCAATGTCCTTGAGGTATGTCGGTTGAACAGAATTTCCTAGTGTTATTTCAGGTATTCTTGCAGAGTTGCAGAAAAAAGAAATCTTAGGTTCTTTTGCCAAAGTAAATTTAAATCCAACAGGTGCTAAAAAGTTCCTGTTTTGGATTTGATTGTCAAATGCTGTGGCCATTATTATCCTCCATTACCACCGCCACCATTTCCGCCACCATTTCCATTTCCACCATTTCCATTGCCATTTCCATTACCTTCACTATCACTACTATCATCTACCGAATGTCCGTTTTCTTTACGGAGATATCCGGCAGGACCCACCATTTTATATCCTTTTGGAATTTGCTTACATTTTTTATCTGTATAGCAATAGTATTGACCTAAGGGACATCTCTTTGATGCTGCCTCCTCAATAAACTTATTAAAGTCTTTCATTAGTCAATAATCAAGGAATACCACTGTTCACTCATACCCATGATAATATTATTTGCAGACTCTTCATCTTGAGCATAACCTTCATCAATCAAATGCTGAACAAGTGTAGCATGACGATTTAGTGCTTCTTTATGCTCTCTTGGTGTAGATTTCATCTCAGGATTGCTTTTATCTATATTTAGACAAAAAAAGACCCCCTTGCGGAGGTCTGATGAACTTTGTGTATCCGATGGATCACATAAGGTTGAGAACCTTAACGCGACGATAGTAGCGGTTAGAGTTACGGGCGATAACACCAGGGTTATCAAGGGAAGCACCACGAGCAAAGGGATTAGCGACCATGCCGTAGCGAGTCTTGAATCCGATTTTGGGCTGGAAGGTGTTCTCTCCAACTGCACGAACCATCTGAAGAGGAACGTAAGGGCAGTAGAACAGACCTGCGTCATAAGGCGAAGAACCTTTATAACCAACAACGTAGTACTGGTTAGCAGCAACGTTAGCAGCATAAGGATCGATATAGACCTTATACTTGCCTTGAAGAACACCAGCGAAGGTGTTACCGGAGTCGTCAACGTTAAGATTAGCGTTGAGTGCGGGGGTGTAATCAAGAACACCTGCCATGGTGAGTGCAGAAGCAACGTCAGCAGAGCAGAGGATCATATTACCCTTTCCTCTACGAGTTTGCTGCGCGATAGCGTTAGCATCTCTTTCCATCTGGAAGATGAGACCCTTGAACTTCTCAACAGACCAACGTCCGTTAGAGTCGATGTCAAGGTCGAAAGTACCTGCGGTAGCAACATTAGCCTGAGCACCAGGAACAGCAACGTTATAGATGGTTCTGATGACTTCGCGGTTGATCTCAGCAAGAATCTCTGTGGGAGAGAATGTTTGCGAGTTCCGCTTCGGCATTCAGACCATGAATTGCTTTCAAGTCCTGAGCAAGTTCAAGTGAATACTCAGCTTTCAGAGCGCGTGACTTGGCAGTAACGGTAACTTTCTCAATAGAGAAAGCCATCTCGTTGAACTCATTAGACGTGCCATCACCCAATGCTTCAGCATTCTGGGTGGTCATTCCGTTACCTACGTTGTAGGTTTCCTGATCGCCAACTGCAGGGAATGTACCGTCAAGAGCACCAGGGTTGGTTCCTTTCTGGTTGGTAGTACCCAAACCAACATTAACATCTGTCATTCCGCCTGTGCGGTCGAAGTTGTTATTCTGGCCAGAGAATGCAGTATCTGCTTCGTTGTAGAATGCCTCTTCGCCGCCTTGTCCGGCATAGCGGGAGCGCATTGCGAAGATCAGTCCAGTAGGACCGTTCATCGGTTGAACGCCAGCCAGGTCATAAGCGACCAGGTTAGGCATAGAGCGTCTGATCAGGGAGATCAGAACGGGGTCGAAATTACTGATTGCTCCAGTACCACCAGTGGTGGAGTTAGTAGGAGCTGCTTCTCCGAGGAATTCAGATTCCTCTCTAAGCATTTTTTCTTGGTTCTCCAGAAGAACTGAGGTAACCATTCTCTTATGAGGATCTTGGATTTCTCCGAGACCGTCATGATTAAGGATTGGTGCCCACTTCTCCTGCAGTTGTTCGGCGTTGAACATTTGCATTTGAATTTTGCCTCTTAAATTTTTTTGTTTTGTTTGTTGTTAATAATTTAAAAAATCACTTTTTCGAAACTCTATTCAGAGTCTGAAGATATGATTCCATCAATCCAGATACTTCTGGTTGATGTCCTCCTTCTGCACCTTCAGAAATATTTTCTGAATGGTTTCTTTGTGCGCTGGAATTAGCAGAGAAATAAGAATCTCTCAGCGTTGCCAGTTTTTCACGATAGTTAGATTCACTTTCAAACTCAACATTTTCAGCAAGAGAAGCGAGTTTTTCCTTTTGGGAGAGAGCAAGACCCTCTGATACATCCGCAAGGATTACATCGGCAACCGATTCTGATAATCTTTTGTTTAGAGCAACGTTCTTATTGATTTGCTCATTGAGTTTATCTTCCATTTCATCAAGTTTTTCTACCATACTATGAATTACATCATATTTTTCTTCAGGGATAGTTACATAATGATCTTCAAAAAGTCCTCTCATTCCAGTGAGGAATGATTCAGTCATTTCGGTCTTAAGACCGTGCTCAACTGCGAGTTGATTTTCAGAAATCCACTCGTCAGCAACATACTCAAGATAAGCGTCGGTACGCTCGGAGAGTTCTGCCTTAACAGCAGCAACTTCCTCTACAAGAGAATTCTCATACTCAGACTTCATCTCTTCTTTGATTTCTGCAATCTTAGTT